ACCAATATTTTTTAGATTAATTTTTTTTTCGTATATTTGTATTATGAAAAATCAACTCCCATATTGTAAGACATCTGAAGCTATTAAAGGATACACTGAATCCGTAATTGCTAAAAATGAAACTAACGATTGTGTTGTCCGAGCAATTGCTTCAGGATTTGATATTGACTATAACCGAGCGCACCAATTTGTTAAGGAAACCTTTGGTCGTAAAGACGGTCGGGGAACTTTCGGGTTTGTAAGAGGTATGAATAAGATTGCTGAAGAAAGAACTCGTATTGGTCGTAAAACCTGTAAACCTATGGGTAAGCCTTTAAACGAGCGTAGTTCATTCTACACATTGAATTATGATGTTAAGGTTAAGGGTGAGAAGGTTACTCGTCAAATGACCGTTGGTACTTTCACTAAGAAAAACCCTAAAGGTACTTTTATCCTTACAGTTTCACGTCACGCATTCACAATTAAAGATGGTGTGGTAATTGGTAATTTTGAGGATTCAAAAAAGAAACGTATGAGGGTTCATGCGGCTTGGAAAATTGGTTCATAATTATTAAACTTGTTAAAATGGAAAATAGATACATAATTTACTTAGATGATGTGAGAACACCTCATCCAATCAATAATGAATGGGTTGATGGTAATCCTGAGTGGACTGTTGTTCGCTCTTACGATGAGTTTGTTGCAAAGGTAACTGAAATTGGTTTGGAGAACATTGATTTAATTTCTTTGGACCACGACTTAGGTGATAGTGCGATGAATGAGTGGTTATACGGTGTTGTTAAAAACTACACAATCAACTATGACAACATCACTGAAAAGACTGGTATGGATTGTACCAAGTGGTTGGTTAATCAGTGGATGGACGGAAAACCTATTGTTAGAGTTGTTGTTCATTCAGCAAATGCTATCGGAGCTGCTAACATGATGGGTTATATCAACAACTACAAACATATCCACCGTTTACCCCAAGATTGCATCAGAGTTCAATTCCCTCACGACGTATAATATGAATATTTTTATCTTAGATTTAGATGTTAAAAAGTGTGCTCAGTATCATGTTGACAAACACGTAGTCAAGATGATACTTGAGACCGCACAACTTTTGTGTGGTGTTCATCATATGACCCCCCAAGTTACCCCCCAAGTTACCCCCCAAGTCCCATACAAATTATCACACAAAAATCACCCTTGTGCCATTTGGGCTCGTGAGAGTTTAACAAATTATTTATATTTGTGTGAGTTAGGACTTGAGCTCTGTAATGAATACACTTATCGTTATGGGAAACGTCACAAATCCGAACAGGTGATTTTATGGTGTATTACAAATAGACCTAACATTCCTGATTTAGGATTTACAGAACCCGCAAAGGCAATGCCTGACGAATATAAAGTCAAAGATGTTGTTCAGTCATATCGTAATTACTATATGGGGGCTAAATCAGGGTTTGCTAAGTGGAAAAATCGTGACGTTCCTAAATGGTTTAAATTTGAGTTAGATTTAGTATGAAAGTATTAGTATTAGGTGATGGTCGATTAGGTCAAGAAATCGTTAATCAAACAGGGTGGGATTTATTATCACGTAAAAAAGATAATATTGACGTTTTAACATTCGACGATTGGTGTTGGAAAATGAATGGATATGATGTAATCCTTAACTGTATTGCAAATACGAATACATATTCAGAAGATTACAAATCAATACTAGATACTAATTATAAATTTGTCACATATTTGACAACATTTTGTGACGAGATGGGTATCAAATTGGCTCACATATCAACCGACTATGTTTATGTAAATTCGGTTGAAAACGCCTCTGAAACCAGTGTTCCTGTACCTGATAGAAGTTGGTATAGTTTATCTAAATTATTGGCAGATGAACATATCGTATTATTCTGTCGTGATTACCTAATTTGTCGTTTGTCCCACAAACCATATCCATTCCCCTACGATGAGGCTTGGGGCGACGTTTTAACTAACGCTGACTACACACCTGTAATCTCAGAATTGGTTATTAAATTGATAGAGAACGGTGCAAGTGGTTTATATAATGTCGGTACCCCAACTAAAACCATCTACGAATTGGCATCTCGGACTAAAGATGTTACCGAAACAATATCTCCCCCACATATTCCAAAAAACGTCACAATGGATATTAGTAAGTTTGAAAATTTTTTATTATCTTTGACCCATGATTAAGATAGATAAAGGTTTTAAAGGTAATGTGTGGATTTTTTCAGACCCACATTACAACCATAAAAATATATGTCGTGGTGTGACAAACTGGTTGTTACCTGATGGGACTATTCCTATCAGTCAAACTCGTGATTTTCCTGATTTGGAAAAAATGAACTCAACCATTGTTAACAATATCAACGACAATGTTATGCAAGACGATATTTTGATTTGTCTTGGTGACTGGTCTTTTGGTGGTTTTGATTCTATTGAGGAGTTTTGGAATCGAATTGTTTGTAAAAACATTCACTTGGTTTTGGGTAACCATGACCACCACATCGAAAACAATCGAGGAAACATTCAACGACTATTCTTAAGTGTTAGTCACTACAACACTCTGAAGATTGATGAACACACATTTAAGTTGATGCACTACCCAATCAGTTCTTGGGATGGTCTTAACAAAGGTGTAATGCACTTACACGGTCACTGTCACTTACCAACTGAATTACGATTCGGTAAAGGACAACGTATGGATGTTGGTATGGATGGACACCCTGAGTTCCGACCTTACCACATTTTACGTGAGGTGGTTCCTATGTTAAAGAAACGACCAATTATGTCAGAAATGTATGAAGACCACCACACTTATGACTATATTTGGTAATGGGATTTCAGTATATAGTCATAAAGCTAATGCTGAATTAGATTTAACAGATATGGATGGTTGGTAAAACTAATAAATATTGAAATACGACAATTTGTCGTATTTTTTTTTATACCAAACTATTTATAATCATATAAATTTAATTTTTTATGGGTACAGAAGTTATTGTTGCATTTATTACAGGGGTTATTGGTCCCATACTATTATTATACATTAAAAGTATTTTAGATAAAAAGAAAACACCTGACATTGTAAAAGATGCGTTAAGAGTTAGTGAGTTAATTACGTCAAAAATTGACCATATTAGAGATGAATTTTCTGCAGATAGAGTTTGGATAATGCAGTTTCACAACGGAGGTAATTTTTACCCAACAGGAAAATCAATTGCCAAGTTTAGTTTTATATATGAGGCGGTATCATTAAATACCTCATCGATACAGATGAATTTTCAAAACATACCCGTAAATTTGTTTAGTAGGTCAATTAATCAATTATTGGAAAATGATGTAATTGAAATCCCTGATTTTAAAGACCAAACAATTGCGACTTATGGATTAAAATATGTTGCTGAAGATACTGGATGTAAATCAGGTTATTTATTCGCTATAAAAACAATTGATGATAGATTTATTGGTGTTTTAGGGTTAGATTACACTAAAAGAAAAACAAAATTAGATATAGAATCTATTAATCATCTTACAAATCACTCAGCCTCTATTGGTGGTGTATTAATGGGACATATGAATACTAAATAATTATGAAAACACCATCATTTAGTAATCCAGTACCTTATGGTAATTTTAAATTTAATGGTGATAAAAACGCTGAATTAATATCTTACCCTGGCTCAAAGTTAATTTTACCATATGATGGGATAGTTGTCTATGATATGACCCCTCCATGTGAAAATTATATTAAAATTAAACATGATTTTAATGGAAAAGAAGTTTATTCTGTATTTTGTAATGTTAAACACCCTATGGTTACCAATAACGATGAGTTAAAAAGAGGGTCAATTATAGGTAGGTTTGCTGATGATAAAATACACTACTCAATTCAAGATGATAATGACAGTAAAAAATCTTTAAAAACTTTTTTCTATTATCAAGTACCAAAAGATAAAGAGGAAGAGGAAAAGGAAAAATCTAAAAAAGAAAAAGATACTGATAAAGAAAAAGATTCTGATAAAGAAAAGGAAACAATCAAAAAACAAAAAGATAAAGACAAAAATAAAGTTGAGGGTGATTTTGAGGATTTATTTTTAAGAGCTTTACTATCCCCACTAAGTATTGTTGATACCTCCAAAAAAAGTAAAACAAGTATTAAAGATTTAAATCTAAAAGAAGATATACAAAGAATTAAAAATCTTTTGAAATAAAAAAACCCCTCGATGAGGGGTTTTTCTTTTTTTAGACTACCTCACCACTTGTAAAGTATCTACCATAGCCGAATCCGAACAAACTGCAGATGAATCAACTCTGCAAGTATCGGAACATTCAACTGTGGTTTCGGTAGTGTTACCACCACAAGATACAATCACCATAGAAAGAGTAACCATTGTTGCAAAAATGATTTTTTTCATATGTTCTTATTAATTTCAGTAAATATAATTATTGGTATAAATGAAATAAATAGAAACTTTTAAAAAAAAGATAATATTTATAACTACAAAACAAAAAAAATCTTTACTAAGGGTATTGACAGAAAGGTTTTTTTTATTAACTTTGTAAAACATTAAGGAAACAACCTTATTAGTTATTTGACGTATTATTAACCTTTAAAACTTTTTTATGGAAGAAGAAAATGTTATCTTCTACTACTTCAATGACAAAGGACAAAGACTCTACACCTCAAACCAAGAGTTTGCTGTTATTAGAGCTTTTGAATTTGGAACCAATGAAGTGTATATTGAAAAAGAAAATTAAAAAAAGTGAAAGAAAAATTTGGTAAATCAAAAAATTATTCTTAACTTTGTAAAACAAATGAGAGAGATAACGATTCAGATACAACTCTCAAAAAAAGTAAAAGAAAAATTTGACGGATTGAAAAATTTTTCTTAACTTTGTAAAACAAAATCGGAAAAGTCCGATAACGTTCTTTGAAGTATGAATTATCCATCAGGTGAAAGTAACCCTTCGGGGTGATGATAATCTGTAAATGATAATCGGCCGTGTATGGTCGTTAAATAAACCACGAAAGTGGGATAAAGTGAACCCTTAGTGTGTTGGGTTTGCGTCTTGAGAAATCGAGGTCGAGTACACAAGCGGGATACCGTTTAATCTTTAGTACCGAGGGCAACGCTGTAGGGAAAGTGATTAGATGAACAGGCGATGTGGGTCGTCTGTTTGAGGTGGGAACACCAATAGGAATAACCCGTAGGAATCAAACAAAAAATGATGTTCCAACGTCGTTATTGTGGGTTCCAATATCAGAGGAGACTTAAAACCGAAAGGTATGATAACAAACGGGTGGTGCCGACATTATCCTTGACCTTAGCTTACCAAAGCATGTGTCTTGAAGTAGTCTTGAAGTATGGAGGTGGGGACATCTCACGGAGTAGTTTGGTATTTTGTTGTTCAAAAGATAACAAAGCCTATGACGGACCACTACTTCGACAATCCACAACACAATCTCTTTATTTGAAATTAAAGACCATTTAAAAGTACAATAGAAGGAAAAGTGTTCGTCAGGTTTGAATGAAAGGTGACTACATAGTAATGAGCCGTTCATTGCACACAAAGGTCCCAAGCCGATGTGTAGTTATCCGAAAAACCTTTAGTCCCGCAAGGACGAACTGGGGAGGCATCCTCGGAAAGAGTCAAGTAAGATGAGAGTAATTCAAACCTCAAGGAGTGGTAAACCTAAAAGACCGTCACTGAGAAATACTTCTCAAAAAGAAGTGGAAACGGGAAGAAACAATAATGTCCCTAAAGGTTCTCAACAACAAGGTGTATTCTCAGCCCTTAGCCATAAAGAAGTGATTCCAACCACGAGAAGGAAGGTGATTACGTTAAGACCTGAAGTCATGAATCAAAACTGTTCTTCAAATTATTACGTAGGTTTTTGGATGTGATAGTTATGCAACTTTAACACAGACTGTTTTTCCCTTAAAGAAAAGGACAAAAAAGTAAAGCTCCCTGTTGGGTCAACCTAAAGACCACCTTGGTTACAGTAAAAAAATAAGGAAGACCACTTTTTAGGATGTGGATGGTATTATCACCACAGACATTTTGGGTCGTTAAACATAAAATGTCAAAAACAGATACCCGTGATGCTAGCACCACCCAACGATATAGGGTTCTGTAGTTGTGTCACTAACAACTCAGTAGGTTTAGATTCCTAGGACAAACAAGGGGGAAGTGTAACGAAAGTTATTTCTTCCCCCTTTTTTTATAATTTAAGTTTACAACCAATTTTTTTTCGTGGACCAGTATATTTATTAGTAATAAAAAAAGAAAATATTATTATTATGAAAAAAATTATTAGACTTTCTGAATCTGATTTGGTTCGTATCGTAAATAGAGTTATTTCTGAATCAAAAATTAAATTACACGAAGGTAATGGTACTACCGCATTTAACACTATTAAAGACGGAATGGCAGGTTTAGGAACTGATGAAGATAAAGTTGCTAAAGGTGTTTATAGTATCAAAAACAAGGCGGACTATGATGAAGCATTGGCTTTAGTGAAAAAGGCGGGATATAAAACAATAATGTGTTGGATAGGTACCGATATGGGATGGTCCAAGGAGTATGACTCAACACAGGCGGCTCCAATAGCTGATTGGGGACAACAAGGTAATAACCCGTACTTAAAAGATTTTAGAAGACACTTACGACAATTTAGTACAAAAGAAGAGATTTGTGGTGAGAATTGGATTTAATCCATCGTAATTAAAAAAATATAAAAGGGTATCACACGATACCCTTTTTTGTCTTATATAGTAAAAATATAATAAATCCACCAACAATACCACCAAAGTGTGCAAATTCACCACCATTTAAGATTGGTTGATTATTAAATACCACGAATACCGTATAAACTATAAAATATAATGCAGTTAAATTAAAAATTATTTTTTTAACGTTGACTATGTTGAATAGTAGGTATAAAATAAAGATTCCATAAAGTGCCGCGGACGCTCCGTAAGTTTTTGAAATAACGTAATTGTAATTAGATACTACGTTTGATTGATTTTCTTTTAATGATAAAAGATAATTGTTAGATACTACACCACCATCAATTTTAATATCTCCAATATTCAACCCGACATTTTGTATTGATTTAGTAATATTATATTGATTGACATGATAAGAGTAGTTCACTGACAAGTAACCAAAAACCCCAATAAAAAAATAAGCGAATAAAAAGTTTTTAGAACCAATTTTGTTTTCTACAAATGGGGCAAAGATTAAAATTAACACCATGTTTGTTATCACATGTGATGGAAATATTACGTGTACGAACATACTTGTGAAAATAGTGACAACATTAAAGTTTTCGGAATATGTTGGATATGCCGCAAAGTAATCTTGTAAATTTACACCTGTGAAAATTTTTGTCATTAAAAAAATAACATAGATTAAAAAATTTAACCCAACAATCCACTTAGTAACTTTTGGTAGATTTGATAAATATGGTTTAATTTTTTTCATAACATGAAATTATACAAACTTTTTGTAATTGCAAATATTTTACAAAAAATCCCATTATTTTTTATAATGGGACTAATTGGTGGAGGTAGAGGGATTCGAACCCTCGTGTTGCCCATCTTGACTACTAAGGACTACACGCTTAGGATAATATTTTCTAATATTCCAAAATAGTCGGTTTGTTCTTCACCATCGTAAACCTGACAACCAATGGACGATTCGATTTATGGTTCAACCGTTTTTCCACCCTATAAGGACTTCTGTTCCTGGGTTAATGTCCTCCCGACCCGAATGGTGTTTCCTAATCTGATTAGGCTACAACCGCAGCGTCTTCACGGATAAGACCGATAGTCGCCATTTTGTCTAGAACGTTGCCGTCTAATTGTTGACTCCATAGATTTAAGTGATAGGAACCCTCTCACTGCGTGCCCCGAATAACCAACAATGTCAGTCAATTCCGAGTTACCCCCATATGTTAAAGAACTTAATTCTTGTACAAAGATAATAAATTTTTTGTAAAAAACAAATTTTTAAACAACAACCCAAACAAATTCTTGTATATAATACCCTGTAGATAAATTTGTTAAATCTGAAGATGAGTCAAAAATTTTTGCATCGGAAATATTTGAACTCCATCCCGATTCAGTTAAGTATTGGCCAGTATTGGCATTTTTAAGTACATATCTAAAGTTTGATGTCATAATTAATTATTCTTTTATATTTATTATTAACTATAAATATTCATGGAAGATTCAAACAACAGTGATATATATGACGCGTTAGTCAAAATTAGCCAAGGGAGGGAAATTTCTAATTGGGAATTACAAAGAATGGATGATGTTGTCGAAAGTGTTAGGTTTAATTCATCGTCACCAGGTAAAAGTATGGTTAAACTTAGATTTAGTGATTATGAAGACTATTGGAAACTTTTTGATTTAAATGAAGATGATATTTGGTTCGCCAATGCAATATATTCAAATTACGACACTATTGAATTTGAATCTGAAGATTGGTCTAATGATGATTGGAAACAGGGATACTTAATTAGAGAATTTAATGGTGAAAATATTGAGAAGTTAAAAGAGATTTTAATGATTATTGGCCCCAAATATGCTAAATTAGGTAATGATGAGGATTTTGAAAAAGCTGCTGAATTATTAAATGGATTATTTGAACGACAAGCTGATGAGATGAAGTGGGCGTACATGGCAGAAAGAAACCGATGTAAAGAACGTGGTGCCATGCAAATGATAGAAAGTGAAACCTGTAATGCTTTTCAGAACTATGGTATTTTTTCACTTGGTCGTTGTTTCTATAGTTATGTGACTACAGTTTCGGTATTACTTTCATTGTATAAAATGTATGGCAATCCGTCTATGACTGTTTATGAAGTATTAGAAAAAGTGGGTGAAGATAAATCTATTGGAGGTCAATGGTATGAATATATGTATGAACAAGATTGTATTGATTATGATGGAGAATCATTTAATAGAGAAGTTGCTTGGGAGTTAGAAAGAATCATGACTAAGATTGAAGAAGATTATGATATTGAAGGTGCGAACGAGTTTTATTCTAAAGCAACAAAAATACTCCAAGATTATGAGATTGGTAAATGGCATCGCACACCAAAAGATAAAACTTTGGCATTTATGATAAATGATATTAAACCAAAAGAAAATAAAATAATAGTTTCAGTCCAAAAACAAAATATTGGCGCTAATATAGAAAAAAGAAGTTATGATATTGATAGTTTCAACACACTTTTATATCAACCTGAATTATTTGAACATAAAAAATTTGGTGGTTGGAAATAATTGTTATATATTTGTATAATGGAAAGAGATTATCAGTTGTTAAAGGATGTATTGTCCGTACCAACAAAAACGTATAAAGAAGAAAGAATGATTGAGTTTTTGGTCGATTGGTTAACCAAAAACAATTTATTTTTTGAGATTGATGATATGTTTAACATATATGTCACAAAACAAACTGACAATAATGTTGAGTATTTCCCCTGTGTTGTTGCACATACTGATACAGTACATCAATTAGACACTATTAATGTTCATGAAGAACAATTACCAAACGACCAAGGGGAATTAAAACTATCGTTAAAAGGTTATAATGATGAAGGTAAGCCAACTGGTATTGGTGGTGATGATAAATGTGGTGTTTATGCTTGTTTAGAATTACTAAAAGAATTACCAAATCTTAAAGCGGCCTTTTTTGTGTCTGAAGAAACTGGTTGTCACGGGTCAAAAAACGCCAATAAAAACTTTTTTGACAATGTTGGATATGCAATACAATTTGACGCTCCAGGTAATACTATGGTTAGTGAATATTGTATGGGGGTACAACTTTTTGAAAAGGGTGGTGATTTTTTTAAAACTTGTGATAAAGTATTAACAGAAACATTTAACAAAAACCGAGAATACCAATCACACCCATACACCGATGTTTATATGTTAAAAAAATTGTTTGATTTTTCTTGTATAAATTTTGCAATTGGGTATTACCGATATCACACACCGAATGAGTATGTTGTTATTGAGGATGTTTATAATGGAATTAAAACGGGTAAAGAGTTAATCGAAGGTTTGGGTTACAAAAAATATAAACTAACACCTAAACCAAAACGTGGTTATCAATTTACTTTATTTGATTAAAAAAAAAGAGGGTTATCCACCCTCTTTTTTCTTTCTACCTCTCTTTGATTCGGTTTTAAATTTAATTTCATTGTTTTCCGAAATTAAAACATATTCTTGGTTTTCAACAATAGAACCCTTAAGAACTTCTTCAGAAATAAAATCTTCCAACTTATCTTGAATTGCTCTTTTAATTGGTCTCGCACCATACATCTCATCAAACCCTACTTCAGAAATAGTGTCAACAATTGAGTCGTCTAAAACAATTTTGTAATTTAAAGACTCCAATCTAACCATAAGTTGTTGTAACTCAAGTTTAACAATTTTTTTAACGTCATCTTTATTTAAAGAGTTGAATATAACTACCTCATCAATCCTATTTAAAAATTCGGGTGCGAAGAACCTCTTGAGTTCTTTTTTTAACATTTCGCGTTTTTGTTCCTCTTTAATATAAGAACTAGCCTTTGTCTCAAACCCAACTCCTGTTCCAAAATCTTGTAATTTTTTAACACCAACATTTGATGTCATAATAATAACACAATTTTTAAAGTTAATTTTTCTACCTAATCCATCAGTTAAATGACCATCATCCAATACTTGAAGTAATGTTGAAAATATGTCTTTATTAGCCTTTTCAATCTCATCAAACAACACCACGGAATATGGTTTATTTTTAACCTGTTCTGTTAATTGTCCACCTTCATCATAACCAACATACCCTGGAGGTGCACCAATTAAACGAGATATGGTATGTTTTTCTTGGTATTCAGACATATCAACTCGAATCATATTCTCTTCACTACCAAAAATTTCCTTAGCCAATTGTTTTGCCAAATATGTTTTACCAACGCCAGTTGACCCTAAGAAAATAAACGAACCAATAGGTTTTTTAGGGTCTTTAATTCCTATTCTATTTCTACGAATTGATTTTGCGATTTTTGAAACCGCTTCAGACTGACCTATAACTTTATCAGATAATACATTTTCTAATTCTGACAATGATTTTGTTTCGTCAGCATTTAATTTATTTAAAGGTATTTTAGTCATATTAGAAACAACCTCAAAAACCAATTCAGGTAAAACCTCTTTCTTTTTAGTTTGTAATTCTTCTTCGAATTTAATTTTTTCGTTTTCTAATTTATTTAAGATTCGTTTTTCTTTATCCCGTAGATTGGCCGCCTCCTCGTAGTTTTGTTTTTTAACAACATCAAGTTTGTCTTGTTTAACTTTAGACGCCTCTTGTTTTAATTGCTCAATTATCTCGGGCATTTTAATCTCCACCTGACTACGAGCACCAACCTCATCTATAATATCAAAAGCCTTATCAGGAAACTCTCTATCAGTAATATACCTATCAGCCAAATCAACACACAATTTTAAAATTTCATCAGAAAAAGAAACTTTATGGAATGTTTCATATTTGTCTTTAGCATTTTTTAATATAACCAAGGTCTCTTCTTTGGTTGCGGCATCAACAATTACTTTTTGGAAACGACGCTCCAATGCTCCGTCTTTTTCAAAGTTCTTACGATACTCATCTAAAGTGGTTGCTCCAATACATTGGATTTCTCCACGAGCAAGTGCTGGTTTAAAAATGTTAGATGCGTCTAATGAGCCCGATGAATTCCCCGCGCCTACAATCGTGTGAATTTCATCAATAAACACAATAGTATTTGGTGTTGTTTGCAACTCTTCAATTATCACCTTCATACGTTCCTCAAATTGACCACGGTATTTTGTCCCAGCAACAATTGATGTCATATCTAATGAAACAATACGTTTGTCCATTAGATTACGAGGACATTCTCCGTTAAAAATTTTAATTGCCAACCCCTCAACAATTGCGGTCTTACCACAACCAGGTTCACCAATAATAATGGGATTATTTTTCTTTCTACGAGATAAAATTTGTGCGATTCTTGTAATCTCTCTTTCACGACCAATAACAGGGTCTAACTTACCTTGTTCAGCTAATTTAATCAAATCCCTACTGAAGTTATCTAAAACAGGTGTTGAGGATTCTGACGTTGATTTAGGTGATTTACCCTTGTTACCGTTATCCATTGATTCAATCATATATTTTATTTTTTTATAGGGTAATGATAAACATAGTTTTTTCAAATATCAACTAACATTATATTTATTATCATGAGACAACATTGGGAGAAGTTTATTAAAACATTGGATGCAGATAAAGAAATTAAAGAAACTTATGTTAATTTAAGAAACGCATTTAAAAGAGAAGGGTGGACAGAAAAAGATTTAGAAAAACCTCCTTACTACCCAACTGATATAATGAGAAATTTTCAAAAGTTTAATGAACTTAGAGATAAATTATTTTTTGAGATTAAAAGTTTTTTTGGTGATGTTGACTTTAGTGATTATTCAGATTATCTTAAAAATGTATTATATAAAATAGATTTAAAAACCCCTTTGGAAGATGGCGATAACAAAAGAAGAGATACTTGGGACGAAGATTTTGAATGAAGTCCAATCAAGTAATATAGTAAGAACTGAGTTTGATACTGAGTCAAAATTAATGGTCGTTGAGTTTAAAAACGGAATGAGATACCAGTATGAAGGGGTTCCCCATGAAGTATACACACGTTTTAGAATGACCGAATCTCAGGGTAAATTTTTTAGTTCAGATATTTCTAAAAAATACAAATTCACAAAACTATAATAATTTCAAAATACAAACTATTTATAATGGATGAATAATGCCCAATCCATAATTAGTAGTTTTAATTTACAAGATAAATTAGACCCAAGTATTTGGTCATTAAAGAATGGTAAATATACCATGAAACCAAATATTAGACGTAATTTACTTGAAATTGCATATGATTTTATAGACTCATTAAATGTTGATGTAGTGTTTAGTGATGTAGTAATGACAGGTTCATTAGCCAATTTTAATTGGTCTAAATATTCAGATGTTGACATACACATTATTGTTGATTACAACCAATTCCCAAAAGGTTCTCATGAATTATATGATGAATTGTTTAGAATGAAAAAAACAATCTATTCAACCAAACACGACATTACAATTTACAATTATGATGTTGAACTTTACGTAGAAGATGAAAACGTACCAAGAGACACTAAAAATGTGGGTAGGTTTTCAATTTTGAATGATGAATGGCTAACCTACCCTTCAAAAAATAATATAAAAATCAATGTTAAAAATATTAAAGAAAAGGCCAATCAATGGATGAGGATTATTGACGGAGTTTTGGAGAACATCCAAGACGAAGACATTGAAACTGCTAAAAAATTAATTGACAAATATAGAACAAAACTTAGAAAGTTTAGACAATGTGGTTTAGATAAAGGTGGAGAATATTCTGAAGAAAATTTAATTTTTAAAATATTAAGAAGAAATGGTTATTTAGAAAAATTAAAAGGTGGTAAAACCAAACTAGTTGACAAAAGACTTACGATAAAAGAAGTAACAACTAATATTGGGGGTGATTTTAAAACAGATTTAGAAAACGGACCGAAAAACCATGGTGGTAGAGCTTTAGGAAATTGGCAATCAGATAATGCGTGGGATATTTTCGCACCTGCTGGAACTATAGTTAATTCCTATACTAATGGTTCTGTTATTAAAGTTAGGGATACTGGTAAAAACTCAGGTAAAATATTTGGTACTCAAGTGAGTATACGAGGTAATGATGGGTATCCCGATATTTTCTATACACATTTAAAAAATGTAAAACTTAACGTAGGTGATGTTGTTAAAGTTGGTGATTATATTGGTCAAATATCTGAATGGATAGGACATGATTCTATGACTCACGTACACATAGGTTTACCATATGGTACACATCTTAGAGAATTACTAGGTAAATCAGATAAAATGTTTTCAGGTAATAAACCATCTGATTTATCTAATACTACTAAAACACCGACAGATACTGATAAACTTGATATGCCAAAAAGTCTTACTGATTTAACAGATTTAAGTAGTTTAGAAACCAGTAGTGGTAAACATTTCTTAGATAAATTAAACGTTTCTGATGACGAATATTTAAAAATGCTTACATCTACATTTAAGACCTTAACGGGAGCCAAATAAACATTTTATATTCTCCGTATATTTATATATAAAAAATAATTTAAAAAAAAAACTAAAATGGGAAACTTAAAACCAATCGGAAGTGAAAAGTTACAAGGTACAGATAAATTAAGTCGTATTCTTGAAATTGCTAGATATAATGAACATATGCCAAAACCTGTTAATGAGGATAAAAGTGTTGAGTACACAAAGACTCTTGCTGACGGTAATGAGTATTCAATCGTTAAAGAAAAAAACGGTTATGTCATTAAAAAATCTCTAAACGAATCTGTTGGCTCAGACTACGTTGAACCTATGAAAAATAGAAAATATTATTCATCATATTCTCAGGCTTTTAAAAGGTTAAATTTAATTGCTAAAGAAATTAATATTAATGAAGGTCATGATAAAAACATTTCTTTATTTGAGGCGGCTGATGAAGCGACCAAATACATTTTAAAATTTGGTGAAACAAAAGAACAGGCACCTGCTCCCGCAGCACCTGCTCCCGCAGCACCTGCTCCCGCAGCACCTGCACCTGTAGCTGAACCCGCACCTGAAACACCCGTAGATGATGTTGAAATGGATGTTGACGTTGAGGATGTTGAAAACGCACCTGAAGAAGAGGAAAAAGTAACATATAAAACAATTCAAAAGTTAACAGGTAAGTTAGCCCAAAAAATTAGAGCATTTAATGATGATGAGGATAAAGAAGAATCTATGTCTTCTAAAGATATTAAGTATGTAATTAATTCTGTTCTTTCAGCATTAAACTTGAACGATTTAGAGGAGGACGATGTTGAAAGTATTATTAACAAACTTGAAGGTGTTGAAGAAGAAGGTGATATGGAAGGTGATGAAGAAGTTGTTGACGTTGATATGGAAACAGCAGAACCTGTTGCAGAACCTGAAGGTGAAATGGCTGAGGGTGAAGAATTTGAAGGTAATCCTGATGAATTAGTTGATTATTTGTTTTCAGATTTAGAAGAAGAAATTGAAGTCGATACTAACGAAGAAGATTCTCACATGAAAAAAGTTGAGGAAATGATTGAAGGTATTTTTACTGAATCAAAAGTTGATAATATTTTACAGAAATATTTTTCATTAAATGAAAATGAAAAAAAAGAAGTTAAATATAAAAGAAATCAATTGGTTGAGGTTAAAAGAAACACTATTAATAAAATAAAAAATGTTTCTGAAAGCGTGTCACAAAAAGTGGCATCAACTAAATTAGTTTCTAAATACCCAAAAATTAAATTGGTTGGTAAAACTTCTAAAAAGAATTTAGTTTTTGAAATGAATGATAAACAATATAGAGTTACTACAAAAGGTCAAATTCTATGAGTTTTTTAATATATGTTAACGAGTTAGGTCCTAACTACAAAGGGGATAACATATATGAATTTATTTTTTCTGACGCTAAAGAAAATATATGGGGTGAGAATTGGGAATCTAAACCATCAAACGGATATCCGTTCCCACCTAATTTAGAACACATAAAAAAAGTAGGTGTTTTAAAAAATGATAAAATAACAATGTCGGTAGTCCAAAACTCCGACTTTTTTTCTATGATTGATGCGATTGATGGTGTTATTGCGTTATCTTGGGAAAATGAAAATGAGGATATTGATTTTGATTACAAAACCAGATTAGTTTTTAAGTTTGGTGATGATGAAAAATTAGTAAAAGATAAATTATATGAACGTGATATCGTTTTAGAATTTGAAAAGAAGGTGGTATATGAAAACTAACCAAAAACAATTAAAGTTAATTCAATACGGTCTAAGACCATCTACGGTGACTGATTTATCTGAGTCACAAGTCAATTCATTATTTATAAGACTTACCGAATCAAAAAGTGATAAGTGTGGTTGTGGATGTGATAAGAAAACCTGTACTTGTGGACCTGATTGTAAAAAATGTGATTGTGGTAGAAAAAAGAAAGAAACTAAAGAGGATACTAATGAAAAAGTAATGGTATCAGGTAAAAACACTGCTGAAGTTGAGAAACTTAAACAAGCTGGCGCAACATTTGAGGTTTATGAAGAAATGTCTGAAGAGGACTTGGGGACTGTTAGTATGGGAAGTGCTAAATCAGGTTATACAACACAATTACCAAAACAAGTGGCCGCTGGCGATGGAACTGACGATGAACGTCAAGGCTCTGAATTAGATGAGAGTAATTTAATGGAAAAATTTGAGTCAAAGAAACAACAAAAATATTTCTTCGCCAAATGTGGTGACGGTAAAACTAAAGAACAAAAGAAATGGTGTAAAATGGCTGAAGAATTCGCGGACAAAACCAATTTCAAAAAATTACCCGAAAAGAAAAAACAAGAAACTAAAGAAAGTATGAATAACCTTACTAATAAAATTGCTGCGGCATATGCTGGTGGTTTAAAAAGTAAGTTGAAAAATACAAATATTAATCCTACATTTGGTGAAAATGAAATTGAAAAACATATTTTGAGATTGGTTGAAAAACACATAACACCTAAAATGAGTAAAAAAGATTTTTTAAATTTGGTTAACGAATCACCTAGTACGGCGCCATCAAGACCTGATGTTATGCCTGGTGTTGATACACCAACAAAACCTTCAAAACCTGATACACCGTATAGACCAAAACCAAATGTTAAACCAGCACCTAAAGCTGGTAAAGAATCTCCTGTTAGACCTGATGTTATGCCTGGTGTTGATACACCAACAAAACCTTCAAAACCTGATACACCGTATAGACCAAAACCAAATGTTAAACCAGCACCTAAAGCGAGAAAAAAGATGCCTAAGTGGTTATCTTTTGATGAATTAGGAATTAAATTACGATAACCATGAGTCTTAATCCTAAAATAGAAAAAAATTTAAAACTTAAAAATAGGTTACAAAAAAAATTAGTTAACGAGGGTTTAACTAAAAATGAATACGCTTTATTAAATGAAGTTAAAAATAACTTAAAAGAAGCCCCTATTGATTATGAAGGTCCTGAAAGAATGGAACCTGGTATTGAAAGAAAAATTACATCAAAAGAAACACCCTATTCTTCACACCCTGCAATGCCAAAAGGTGATAGAGATTTTGTTGAATTAGTTTCATCCAAAAGATTTAAAGACTCAGTTAATAAAGTTAGAAATTATTTGGGAACTACACAACCACTTCAAGGTGCAAACCCTTTAATGCAATTAATGATGATGGCAATGCAAGGGTTACAAAAAATACAGTCTATTGAATCTAGAAATAAAGAATACTTAGAAAATTTGGCGGTTGATTTAGTTAAAAAAGAAATGGGTATTCCTGAAGGAGCATTACAATTTGACGCTAAATTAGTCTCAAGTCCAATGGGTTCTGCCGAAGGTATGAGAAGTAAACCAGAAGAACCAAGTAAAGAAGATATTAAAGACGCGTTTAAAGAAGCTGAGGAACACAAAGAAGATTTAATGGATTTTGTTGATGAATTTGAAAGGTTTGATATGGAGAGAGCCAAAAGAAGGTTCATTAATTCATTAATTCAGGGTGCTGCCAAAAAGGGGCATTATATGTTCCATTTAGTTCAAGATGAGTTAAAACGATTAAATCCTGAACTTGTTAATATGTACGGTGTCACACAGTCATTGATGGACCACTTATATTGGGTTTATCCTGATATGGAACAGATGGCTGGTTCAGGTGGAGGTCAATTAGGTCAAACAGAGATTGAGCCTGAAACAGACCCCCCAACTGTTAAAGCGAGAGCAGCAACATTCCCATTATTAATGCACGAATTAATTAAAGGTGTATACGAAGTTTTTGGTACTCATGGTTTACCCGATGACCCAAGACAGGCTGAAATGGTTATGGGTGCTGAAGATACTTTACCTGCGGAAATATGGGACATGAGATTAGGTCCTATATTTTGGGAAAAGTTTACACAAACATATCCAGCTGAATTATTTGAGGAAGATATGAAACATATTCAGCATTATCTATTTATGAGATTTTCTAAATTAAATGCTGAAGAATTTTTCAAAATCGCTAAACTTATACTTTCAGGCGACCCTAGAGGTAATCAATTTATTCAAAGAATGGTTGATGAAATTATTCGTGAATTACGTGATTATGAAGTCCAACAAAAGTTTGACGATAACAACGATGATTTAGGTGATGATGACCTTGACGATTTATTAGGTGGCTTGGGTATTACAAGAAGCTAATAAATTATGAGTAATTTAACAAAAGAACAAGTTTTAATAGAGTATGTCAAATGTCAAAAAGACATTAAGTACGCTCTTAAAACTTATTTACAGACATATGACAATACTGTGTCAAAATATGTTCCATTAGAATTATTTCCTGACCAAGTTTCTTTATTGCAAGATTATGAAAACTATAATGAAAATATTGCATTAAAATACCGTCAAGCGGGTGTATCAACAGTAACAGCCGCATGGATGTCTAGAAAATTAGTTTTTGCTAAAAAAGTTAAACCCGAAAAAATCCTTATTATTGCAAATAAATTAGACACCTCATTGGAGATGGCTAATAAGATTCGTTCATTTGTGGGTCAATGGCCTAGTTGGGTTGGTGTTGATTTTTCACCTGAAAAAAACTCACAAAAACACTATAAGTTAACTAACGGTTGTGAGGTTAAAGCGGTTGCAACATCTAAGGATGCTTTACGTGGATTTACCCCCACGATTCTTGTATTTGACGAAGCGGCGTTTATTGAAGCTGATAGTGACTTCTGGGCAGCTTGTATGGCATCGCTATCTACGGGTGGTAAAGTAATTGTTGTATCAACACCTAACGGATATGACCCAATCTATTACGAGATTTACGACCAAGCGTTAAGGAACATGAATGATTTTAAGATTACCGAGATGTTTTGGTTTAGAGACCCTCGTTATGCTAAAGATTTATATCTTGTTAAGACTGATGATATTATTCATTATTTGTTAAACAAAGAAGAGTATAATGAAAAGGATATTATTAGTTGGGAAGAAAAACCTTTTGAGACTCGTGACTATGAAGAGTTAAAAGAATTGATAAATCAAGGTTACAAACCAAGTTCGACATGGTTTGAGGCTATGGTTAAGAAATTAAAATATGATAAACGTAAAGTTTCTCAGGAGTTGGAATGTAACTTCTTGGGTTCAGGTGACAACGTATTTGACTCTAAATTATTACAAACGGTTCGTGAAAATATGATTCGTGAACCCCAAAATAAAATGATGGGTAATGCTCTATGGATATGGAAGGAACCTGTTGTTGGCCACAAATATGTGATGGGTGTCGATGTTAGCCGTGGAGATAGTGAGGACTTTAGTTCATTCCAAATCATTGACTTTGATGAGAGGGAACAAGTTGCTGAGTTCGTTGGTAAATTACCCCCTGACACAATGGCTGAGGTTTGTTACAAATGGGCTAATATGTATTCTTGTTTTGTTGTAATTGATATTACGGGAGGTATGGGTGTTTCCACATCAAGAAAATTACAAGAGATGAATTTTAAGAACTTGTACATTGATGGGGTTGATTCTAATAACAAATGGAAATATGACCCTAAAGCAATGGAAAAAATACCTGGTCTTAATTTTAACAATAAGCGTGTTCAGATTATTGCCTCTTTTGAAGAAGTAATGAGGCATGGTTTTAAAATTTATAGTAGTCGTTTGTATAACGAGATGAACACTTTTGTTTACATCAACGGTAGACCTGACCACCAAAAAGGTCACCACGATGACTTAATTATGTCAATTGCCATGGCAACTTATGTTGCTGAATCATCATTTTCAAACCTAACAAAAGTTACCGAACATACTAAAGCAATGATTGATTCTTGGTCTGTTAACTCAAATGAAAATGTAAGAGAGGCGATTGCTTTTAACCCTGTAATACCACATTCGGGTGAAAGGATTCGACAATTTGGGGGACAAAACATGAGTAGGGAAGATTATATGAAATATGGGTGGTTATTTGGTGCAAGGTAATATTTATAAATAAAATAATGATGGGATTAGTTCAAAGAAAAAAATCGGGTAATGTTTTAAATGGGAGTAAATTAAATGTTCCTGGCCAAGGTATTAGTAATGTTAAACCTGGTGGAGATAATAAAATCAATGAACAAAAGCCAAATAGTGACGTAAAGACTAAACGAACTTAACTATTTAATTATTATTAATTGTAATTAAATTTTATACATGGAGAATAATCAAAATAATCAATTTACAGTTTGGCAGAGACTATCCCAAGCCTTTGGGCCAAATTCTTTGCTAAACCAAGATTACCCAACATATAAGTTAGATAAAAAAGAATTACTTAGAACTACTTCCAAACAAGAGTATGAGATGCAAAAGTTGCAGGCTCAACAAACGTTTTACTTAGCGAATCAATGGACTAAGATTGAAAGTAACTTATATACCCAAGCCGTTTATTATGAACCAACTCGTTTAGCGTCATTTTATGATTATGAGTCCATGGAATATACCCCTGAAATATCAGCAGCGTTAGATATTTACGGTGAAGAATCAACAACTGTCGACCAAAATGGTTACATGTTACAGATTTATTCTGAATCAAAAAGAATTAAATCAATCCTCGTTGATTTATTTAACAATGTTTTAGATGTTAACACAAACTTACCCATGTGGACAAGAAACACTTGTAAATATGGTGATAACTTTGTATATCTAAAATTAGATTCTGATAAAGGTGTTGTTGGGTGTATGCAATTACCAAATATTGAAATTGAAAGGTTTGAAAGAGGTATGACCGCTAAATCGGCAAGAATTGACGAACCTGATGAACATAAAGGTCTTAGATTTACATGGAAAGCTAAAGACATGGAATTTAATTCTTGGGAAATAGCGCATTTTAGATTATTAGGTGATGATAGAAAACTTCCATACGGAACATCGATGTTAGAAAAAGCTAGACGTATTTGGAAGCAACTTTTATTATCAGAGGACGCGATGTTAATTTATAGAACATCAAGAGCACCTGAAAGAAGGGTTTTCAAAGTGTTTGTTGGAAACATGGACGACAAAGATGTCGAACCATATGTACAACGTGTTGCTAATAAATTTAAAAGAGACCAAGTGGTTGATTCTAAATCAGGTAATGTAGATTTACGTTTTAATCAAATGGCGGTTGACCAAGATTATTTTATCCCTGTTAGAGACCCTGCGGCACCAAGCCCAATTGACACTTTACCTGGTGCTCAGAATCTATCAGAGATTGCCGATATTGAATATATCCAAAAGAAATTATTAACAGCACTTCGTGTTCCTAAAGCATTCTTAGGATTTGAGGAAGTTGTTGGTGATGGTAAAAATTTATCATTAATGGATATACGTTTTGCAAGAACAATTAATAGAATTCAAAAATCTATGATTGCTGAATTAAACAAAATTGCAATTATTCATTTATTTTTATTAGGTTTTGAAGACGAGTTATCAAACTTTACATTAGCGTTAACAAATCCATCAACACAGGCAGACCTATTAAAAATTGAAGTTTGGAAAGAAAAAGTATTGTTGTACAAAGATGCTGTGACGGCAATTGAGGGTATCGCACCTGTTTCAGTTACGTGGGCTAAAAAACATGTTTTAGGTTTTTCTGATGAAGAAATTAAACTAGATTTACAACAACAACGTATTGAAAAGGCTGTTGGTGCTGAATTAACAAATACCGCGACTATTATTTCACATACAGGAGTATTTGATAACATTGATAAACTTTATGGTACTAAAACAGGTGATACCGCAAATGCGGGGTCGGTGCCACCACCTCCTCCAGGCGGTGATACGGGGGGTGATTTAGGCTCCGATTTAGGGGCTCCTCCTCCACCACCACCAACTGAAGGTGGGGGTGAAATTACACCTGAATCAATAAATAAAGAAACCATGAATATTTTATTAGAAAATGAAGGTTTAATCGAACATGACGATTATATTGATTTATCGAAAGGAAGTAATTCGTTAGGTGAAATTGAAAGTCAATTGGATAAACTATTAAATGGTTGATATTTATAATAAAAAACTACAATGACAAATTTTGGAATATTAAAATCAAGAATTGAAAATACTTTACTAGAATCATATAAAAAAGGTACTTTCAAAACCGAATTGAAGAACTTTAAAAAATATATTTTAGAGAATAAAAACATATCTAAAATATTTTATTTATATGATGATTTATCATCTAATAAGGGTATGGATAGTGCGTTAGTTTCAGATTATATTAACGAATGTATTACAATTTATGAAAATTCAATTAATAAAATCAATCCATCTGAAATTAATAATATTAAAAATTGGATTGGTGGGGTAGTAGTTGAGAATCAATATAAAAATATCGATGATTTGTTTTCAACTAACGTTCTAATGATAGAATCTAGATTAGAGGGTAGACGAATGATTGCGGAAACATTAAAGAAAAAACCTGTAACTAAGTCAGACACACCTTTAATTCCAATTAGTTCTATGGTTAATTTAGCAAATAAAACAATTACTAATTATATTGATTCTTTAAATGAATCAGATAAAAAAGAACTACTTAAAGTTTTATCTGAAGACGATAGTAAATATAAAGAAGATTTTGATTCTTTAAAAGAAAGTGTTGTTAACAAGTTAAAAACTTTAAAATTAGATTCTGTTGATAGAAATACCAAAACTAAAATTGATGAAACTTTAGAAAAAGTAATTTCTGAAAAATATGATAAGTTAAGTTATTTTAAACTTAAGAGTTTAAATGAAAATATCTAATCATTATTTGATTTAAATTTTTTCTGAACGTATTTGGCCTTCATAATCTGTTGTCTTCTTAATACAGATTTTTTAACAAACTCTTTTCTTTTATTTAATTCCGAGCTCTGTCTTGTTTTAATAACTTTGCTTTTGTATACTTTCAAAGCTTTTTCAAGACTCATTTTTCCTTCTACTTTTACAATTATCATATATGTTTTTGGTTAGTTTTATTTTTTTGACTATAATAGTAAATATACCTATTATTCTATAAATAATAAACTTAGAAATTATGAATTTTAATGAAAAAGGGGAAAACCTCAAAAATCCAAGGACTGAATTGCGCGAAAGTTGTGTACGGTACAGTAGATTCAGTTAAACTAAAATCCATTTATTTGAATATTCAAACGTGGGTTGAACCAATTTATGAGTGTGAAAATTGGACACGGACAGTTCTCAATATGAGCAGAGCCATAAAACATGCGGTGTATGAATCCGTAGATAGAAAGTTATTTGAAGAAAAGTTTATCGTTGATTTAGACCTTAGGTCAAGTGGAATATCATTAGGAAAAAAATCATTTATGAACTTAGAAGTTAACTTTTATTTAATTGAGGATAATAAAGATTTTAAATCTAAAGATATTCGTGACAGTATTAAAAAAATATCAAACAATATTTTTAATGAAGTTTTTTATAATAACGAATATTTTAGATTTTACTTAACAAAAAAAAGTAAAACAGAGTTAGATGTCCCACAATTAGAAAATGTTTGATATTTATTTAAAAAACATTTGAGATGGATTTGAAAATTTTAAAACCCTATGAATCAGGAAAAGGTATTTTAGTAGAATATGATGCTGGATATATTTCACCAACGGATGAACACAATGCCAAGATAATTAAAGAGTCTAAAGACATGTTAGACCACTCAAAACCATTTGAGTTCTACGCGGTACTACAAAAATATAACACCCCAAATAGAAACGGAAGAATATATCCTGAGCGTATATTAAAAAGAGAGGCTGACAATTATAAAAAGATGATTCAAAAAGGAACTTCATTGTCTGAGTTAAACCACCCTGAATCATCATTAATTGACCTTGACAGAGTTTCACACATAATAACCGAAATATGGTGGGATGGACCTGTATTAATGGGTAAATTAAAATTATTAACTTCACCAGGTTTTCATGAAAGGGGAATTGTATCAACTAAAGGGGACATGGCGGCAAACTATTTAAGACAAGGTGTTACATTAGGTATATCGTCTAGAGGTGTTGGTTCACTTAAAAAAGTTGGTGAACAAAATGAAGTACAAGATGATTTTGAATTAATTTGTTTTGACTTAGTGTCTTCACCATCAACACCAGGGGCTTATTTATTTAGTCAACCTGAAGAAAGATTTAACTTTGAAGAAAATCTTGATGAAGAAAATAAAATGAAAATGCAAAGACAAACAGGTGGTGTAACATCTGACAAATCTATTGACTTAATGAAAAGATTATCCGATTATTTGGGTAAATAAAATTTAAATTATGGACGAAAAATATTTTGTAGCAAAAGTAACAACCGATATGATTGATGAAAATTCGGGTAAAGTTAAAAAATTAAGAGAAGAAAAATTAGTTAGGGGTTATAATCCTACTGATGTAGAGGCTAAAGTAACTAAAGTTTACGAAAACTACACTCAGGATTGGAGAATAACTGCAATTGTTGAAAGTAAAATCGATGAGGTGATAGAATAAATTTTTATACATTCAATAATTGAAAAGGGGGACTATATGTCCCCTTTTTTATTTTTTACAAAAATGTAAGTATTTATTAATAAATAAAAAACCTATTATCGAATGAGTAAAAATAAAACTTTTTTGATAATGGGTGATATTTATATATTAAAAATAAAAAGAAAAAATGGCAAAAGAAAAATCTTTAGTAGAGGAAGCAATCATCCAAATGAAAAATTTGGAAGAAGCGGTTGCTGAAAATGCAAAAGGAATACTTGCTTCAACAATGAAGGAAGAAATCAAAGAGCTAGTAAAAGAATCTCTGTCTGAACAAGATGATGACGAAGTAGAGGTTGACACAGATGTCGAAATGGAAGAACCTGAAATGGGTGACGAAGAGGAGACAGATAACGATGATATGGCAGACATGGAAGACATGGATGACATGGATGACATGGATGACATGGAAGACGACGACGAAGAAACTATCGATTTAACTGACGTTGACGATGAAGATGAAATCTTAAGAGTTTTTCGTTTAATGGGACCTGATGATAACATTGTTGTTACAAAAGATGAAGCAGGAAACATTAACCTTAAAGATGAAGAAGATGAATATATGATTGTTGGTGAAGGTGAAGAAGATGATATGTTAGAGGGCGAATGGTCTGAAATGGATGATATGGGCATGAGTGATGCCAGCATCGAAGAAATCGTATCAAAAGTGTTTAACGACTACGAAGACGAAGGTGAAGACGGAGACGAAGAAGAATACGTGGATTACGAAGAAGAAGGCCTTTTTGAACAAGAAGGTGATGAAGACCCTGAACTTTATGAAGAAGATGGTGAAGATATGGGAGGTTATGCTGACCATATGGAAGAAGAAGACCAAATTGTTTATGAAATAGTTATGGACGAGGAAATGGGTGATGAAGACCCTGAACTTGAGGAAATGTGGGGTGGTAACAAACACGACTTTAAAAGACGTGGTGGTCACAAAATTGGTGATGTTGATGGTCACTATAAAGATTACGAAAGTGATGAACTTGAGGAAGAATACATGGAAGAAATGTATGATGACCTTGAGGAAGGTGACGAGTTTGACATTCAAGAACCAATGGAAGGTGATGAGTTCGACATCCAAGAACCAATGGCTGAATCCAAAATGACTATTAAACCTAAAGGTATGGGTATGGGTAATCCTGGCAAATTTAAGTATTCAAACAAACCAAACCAAGATGGTGGTTTTAAAACTGTTAAGAAAAAAGTTAACAAAACCATGGGTACTGGTAAGGCTAAATTTGAATATAAAGAAGGTGAAAACATGGACGGTAAAAACAAACCCGTTAAAAAAGTTGAAACCAAAGAAGCATCAAGAACTTTAGGTAATGGTAAGTATTTCAGAAAAGGTGGTTTACCAAAACAAAGAGCACATTCTGAATTTAATGCTAATATCAAAGAAAATGATGTAAAAGAAATGAATGTTCTTAGATTAAAAAATGAAGAGTACAGAAAAGCTCTTAATGTATTCAGAAATAAATTGAATGAAGTAGCTGTGTTTAATTCTAACTTAGCTTACGCAACTCGTTTGTTTACTGAACACTCAACATCTAAGCAAGAAAAAATTAATATCTTGAGAAGATTTGATGGTGTAGAAACTCTAAAAGAATCTAAAAACTTATATAAAGTCATTAAAGATGAGCTTTCAGTTAAGACAAGTCAACCAATGAATGAGTCTATTGAACGTAAAATTGAAAACGTACAAGCTACAGGTTCTTCGGTTAACTTGATTGAGTCTAAAACTTATGAAAATCCTCAGTTCTTAAGAATGAAAGATTTAATGGCAAAAATTAAATAAAAATAAACTAAACAAAATTAATAAAAAACCAAAAAAATGGGAGCATTATTAGAATCAGGTCTTGTTGGTAACATCGGTCTTAAGCACCTTAAAGTTATCAAAGAAGATACAATTAACAAATGGGACAAATTAGGGTTCCTTGAAGGTCTTAAAGGCCACCTAAAAGAGAATGTTGCTCAGTTATATGAAAACCAAGCATCTTTCTTAATTAACGAAGCAACTTCTGACGGTTCTTCAGGTTCTTTCGAAACTGTTGTATTCCCAATCGTTAGACGTGTATTCTCTAAATTATTAGCAAACGATATCGTTTCTGTACAAGCAATGAACTTACCTATCGGTAAATTGTTCTACTTTGTACCTAAAATCCAAGGTTACTCTGGTGGTACT